AAAAGAGAGAGGAAGCTTCTCAAAGAGGCTTTAAATTATTTCAATAAAAATAGTAAAAAGACGACTCTAGCAGAGGGGAACGAGGCTGGTGTTAGACCATAACTCCAGTTTTAATCCTCGCTGTTGGTATGCCCGGCAATCTTTGTCGTGGCTAAAGGGTACTAAATGTACCCGACGCCAGTCTAAGACTTAAAATTCAGGAAATCATATGACGATTTAGTAATATAGAAAAGCACTATATGAACATATGACTCATTTAGTTTGACAACTCGTTTTGTTAACAACTAAGAGCTTGAAGCCGGGTTTTAAGCATCGTTCAGACCTTATATCGGATGAATATAAGGTCAATCTATAAGAGGGACCATATGTAAGTGGCGTTCAAAGCACCCCATTGCTAAGTTTTGCTTACATCTGTATAATTAACCTAGTAGTGTTCTAGGCTACTACGCATGCTTAATAATGAGTCTCTCTTGCGACTGCATTAATTGGTGGACGGACTATACGTTTCATGAACTTTGTTCATATAGTGTACACAGTTCCCCCCTTTATAGATGCACAACCAGAAGCGTATACACAAAGCAGCACGGTCCGGTACGGACTAATAGCTTGTTAGGAAATACCCGATGGTACTGCGCTCATTAAAGACCTCAGGTTTAAGTGAGGTGTATATACTTCAACTGGCCCTATACGTGTACCGACGTCCTTTAGACGCCTTCACACGTATAGAGTTAGTGTGTTTAAGCTCGCATTAACACTAGCTATATTTAATGCTGCTGCCAATAGTAGTATTAAATGTAGTCAGCAAAATATAGGTTTAGAGCGAGCTTAAAATTGGTTTGTGAATGTTACGAATGTGTGCATTCGCGACCCACATACCTGAGAAATCAGATTACTATTTTTGTTTGTATTTACTACACAGCAATACGTCTACTGCTGTGACTGTAATGCTGTATAATAGCGCTTAGTCCATTTTTCGTGCTGATGCATTGCACGAGAGGGGATATAAGCACTATTTACAATATCACATAGCTCGTCGTCCTAACTTATTATTAAATCTAATCATATTAGATATGTTTGAACTCAACGACAAGTCAGGGTGTTGGCTTAGTAACTGCCCGTTAAGAGAATCTCCTGGCGAGGAGGTATCGATCTCCGAAGTGTGTACACGTGCGGCCTGATGATATAATTATCAGGGACCCGTGTAGGCCTGTGAATAATTCATCGTAACAAGTAAACAAAAATATGAAATACAATTCAAAATCAAACAATTTATACACAGTGTATAGATCGGTTATTTTGAACTGCAAATCTGAAATAGAATCTTCGCTAAGCAAAGATCAGCAGGTGGAGTTAGGAAGTTTTCTATCTCCGTTGCTAAGTATTTGCTCTTTCGTTCTTCACGATAGATTTCAACCTACGAAGAAAAAGTCGAGAAGCAAAGGAAAGAAAGGAAAAGGTGTCAAATCACACGATTTAGCGCTATTCCTTGCTAGCGAGCAACCGAAAAAAGAAAAGAAGCGCGAGCTTTCTTTACTTGATGTAATCACCGCGTTTAAACTTCTGGAGAATTATATCCTGAAAAGGAAATATAAATCCAATTGAGAAGATTTAAAGCTTGGACAATTTACATCAGAGTTCTGTGTGCTCTTCAATAATCTTCCAAAATTAATATTAAATTTGGATAGCATCAGCGACTCTGTTGTAAAGGGAAAAGCTTTAAACCTAGTATTTTCAAGTATCATAATATATCGACAGTTCAAAGTAAAGTCGACGCCAAACGTTGACACTTTGACATCGCCATATACAGGTACTGAAGATATTAATACTCTATTAACTGGAAAGTTCTCCCTTAACAACATTGTTGAATGAGTTGCAAGTCTGAATCTTGATCAAGAGATTTATCAAGATTACTCTAGACTTACAATTTATTCAGGCAATGCATCTTCACCTAACGGTGGTGCATCCGGGTCTAATATTCTAAAAGATGTTGCTGCAGTGTATAAAGACACCGTTCTTTTACAATCTGTAAGAGCACTCGCTTCTCAGTTCCGTGGCTCAAATGAATTCCTTTTATTGCTAGATACACTCGTCGCCAATGTAGCTCTAGACAAGGATTTCATTAAGGACGCGATTCACTCACGTCTTTTCCATTTCACAGCGCCTGGCGGCAAAGCGCGTATTATTGCAAATGTAGATTGAATATCACAAACAGCGCTTAGTGGTATTCACTTCACACTATTCAAAATACTATCTACATTAGTTTCAGACTGCACCTTTAACCATCCAAGTGGTCTATCGCTGTACGCAAACGATACTACGGATAACTATTATTCCATCGATCTATCTGCTGCAACCGACAGAATGCCCAGACAATTACAAGCGCAAGTTATTGCCGCCATTTGAACCCGATTCGGTGCAAACGGACGAGCAATAGCTAACAGCTGGCTTAAAGTTGTTGATAGAGAATATTCTACAAAGAATTCATCTATCAACAACGGTAATCCAGTGCGCTACAGACTAGGGCAAGGAATGGGATTATTCTCATCTTGAACGGCATTAGCAATCACGCATCACTATATAGCAAATTGCTTATGTGGTATTCCAATGAGCAATTACCGTATAGTTGGTGATGATTTACTAATCCGTGGTAATGAGGAACAATTTAATAAATACCTAGACATAATGAAATGCATAGGTATGAATGTAAATATAGATAAAACCATTTCCTCAATGCATGGTACTCCTCACAATATTGAATTCGCTCGTAATTACATTATTAGCGGCATCAAGATAACACCATATCCATTTGGTCAGCTGTTCGCTTGAACAAAGGAACAGTGCCATTTTGAAACGGCAATAATCATGCTGCTAAAGGTACATGATCTTAATACTGTATTGACCATTACTAAGGAACTCGCCATTGTTGCACCAATCCAGCTTATAGAGTTAGCGTTCTTTTTATGATGTAAATTAGATTACACATGAGAGAAAATTACTTTTATATCAGAGATTCATAATCTACATATAAATACGAGTTGGGTTAACGAAGTTAACTTCAAAAAAATAAAAGATATCATGGTAAGCAATACTAGTGATACTGAGACAAGCAGATATGATACCTTAACAGGTTTCCTAGACACCTTGAAATCTCAGTGCACTATGAGAACTGTCAGGGACATCATCAAGTCCAAAGAAGTTAGTGATGCAATAGTATTGCTATCTTTTGCTGATGACAGACTTACCAAAGCTTCCTGCATGATCCATGATCGGCTTGTTAATGCTAACTTAATTAGCTATGACGTTGAGAATACAGGAAGTCCTCTACTTTCGAAAAGAGAGAGGAAGCTTCTCAAAGAGGCTTTAAATTATTTCAATAAAAATAGTAAAAAGACGACTCTAGCAGAGGGGAACGAGGCTGGTGTTAGACCATAACTCCAGTTTTAATCCTCGCTG